GGACTTTACAATATCTACTTTTGGCGTCATAAAGTTTTCTTTTGGCGGTTTAAATACCTTACTGCCAAAATAGTCCCGAAATACTACATGCTTGCCATCTTTTCTTTCTATCGTTCCTGACAGTCCGATCTTATAGCGTGCATAGTTTGTGTCGATAACTTTGGAAAAAGTTGGACTACTCACATGATGCATTTCATCCAATATAATTGTTCCAAATTCCTTTCTAATCTTCTGAATGTTGCGGTATAAACTCTGGGTGTTCCCAATTACGATAGGAGCGTCAAGATCAAACTTTCCGCTGCCTATGATGCCTGGTGTAATTCCATAGACTTTCTCCACTTCTTTTGCCCACTGATTCCGTAGAGGAACTGTGTGCACAATAACAAGTGTTTTTTGTCCGAGTTTTCCGGCTATCGCCAACCCCGTAAAAGTCTTACCCCAACTTACCCATGCGTTTATTATGCAGTTGTCATCAAGCTCGTTATAAACATCCTGTTGGCTCTGTCGTAATTCAAACTTAAATTCTGGAAACTCTTCAGGCTTGTTTATTCGTCTATCGACAACTTCATAATCATCTGGGATTAAATCTACTCTTCCAATAGGAATAGTAACCAAGTCCTCTCGAACTCGTGCCATATTTTTAATAACAATAGGTGGATCTTTAGGGTTAGGCGAAGGAATTTTGTATGTGAGTTCTTTACTTAAAAACTCTTTATATTCTCTCGTTACTTCTAAATAAATCCTGTTACTTATTACAGCTTTCATAGACCCAGATCTGTTTTTGCGGTTATATACTGTTTGACAAATTCACTTCGTACAATATCTTTTATATCAAAGTCAATAAAGTCAAACACCTCCATAGCTTTCAAGACTCGTACAAAGTCTTTCAAACCATTTTTTGATAAATCTGCTTGGCGAAAGTCACCACAAAAGATAACTCTACATCCTTGACCCATTCTAGTGATAATAGAGTCTAATTCGTGAAAACTCATGTTTTGACACTCATCAATCAGAATTATTGCATTTCGCAATGTAACTCCTCGAATAAAAGAAGTAGTCATAAAATGTACTAATCCTTTTGTTTTGAGTATCTCGTATGCGTCTCCTCGCTGGAAAAGTTCGATACAAATATCTTTATAAGGTTCTTCATAAACTGAAGCCTTCTCTTTTTCATTTCCAGGTAAGAATCCTATGTCTCTAGTAGGTACAGCACTTCTTATAATTACTAGTTTTTCGTATAAACCTTTCGTCATATCATCAAACGCTAAGTAAGACGATATAAACGTTTTTCCAGTTCCTGCTACTCCATGCAGCATTAGGTTTTTAGTACTCTCGAAAGCCACTACTTGGTTTTTAGTGAGTGGTTCGATCTCTTGTAAATCTAAGTTTGCTCCCGCAAGAGTCTTTCTTTTTCTAGCCATAAATTTATACTTTTCTTCGAGTGTCCTTTAGTTTTTCTTCGGAGTACTCATATAATAACCAAGGCAATCCGCCGATGTGTAAGACTCCTGCCCAAGTCATTTCTTGAGCGGGAGGTCTTGGTACAGTAAAAGGAAAATTAACATCCTTTAACCATATAACAGAAGCTACTTCTTTCAACTCTATTTTTCGTATCTTGTAATATTTTAATGCAGCATTGATTGTTTTTTGATAAATAAAGGGAGTACCATTACTATCAATGAAACATTTTTTATTCGTCTGCTTTAATATTCCAATTAGCGAGTCTATAGAGTGTTTAAGTGCTAACAGCTCTGTAAAAGGGGTTTGTAACCGACGTATGCCCAGACTTAGTCCAGGCATATTTTTATCGTCGACTACTTCATTATCTAGAAATAATATACCATCTACACTCTCCCAGTTACTATTAGGGAGAATAAAGACTGGAAACTTGATCTTCTTTATTTCTCTGTAAGTAATTATCACTGTTCATACATTTTTGCAAACTTACCCATAGAGTAGTCCTCTCCAACTTCAAAGTCACACCCTACTGGAGCGCCTGATATAGAGATTCCTCTGTCTAATTGTATAAACTTTTCCAGAACTTCTGAGTAAAAGTCTATCTCGTCATCGGGTACTTCTGCAAGGATTGAGTCATGTACAAGTGCAAAGATTCTTGCTTTCATGCCTTGAGACTTTATAAACTCTCCCATATCAATAGCTCCTAGAAGGTTGATATCAGAAGCAGCAGACTGCACCAGAAAATTAAGACCAGACCTAATGCTATGACTCTTGATGCCTGCGTCGGTCGATGAGACATTAGGCAATCTCCTTTTACGGCCAAAGAAACTATATATGAATCCATTGTGTTCAATGAACTTCTGATTATCGTCAATCCACTTTCTTAGTTTGTGGAAAGATTTAAAATAATCATCAATAACTTCTTTTGCCTCTTGCTGGCTAAAATAGGTTCCAGAATCTTTAGTAACTTGTTCACTAATCTTCTTCGGCCCTGCGCCATACATAATACCAAATGTCACTGCTTTTGCTGCTTGACGTTGTGTAGGATACATCTCTGCAACCTTTTCGACATCACAAGACAACTTAAATACTGTCTTTGCAATTGTACTGTGAAAGTTACCCCCGCTACGAAACACATTCATTAATGCTTCATCATTCGCAAGTTTTGCAGCAACATATACTTCTGCTGTAGTTAAGTCCATAGCTACAATCTTATGACCTGGGGCTGCTTTAATACACCCTTTTACAATAGGATTATCTCTAGGCAACTGCTGCATATTCAACTTACCACTACTTGATAGACGGCCAGAAGTTGTGCCATGCAGATTAAAATTTGTTCTTAAACGCTTGTCACGATCTAGCTGAGGAATAATCTTATCAAGATAAGTATTCTTAATCTTAGACTTCTGACGAATATCGAGAATAAGTCCCGGCACCTCTGATTGAGCTTCTAATTCTTTTAATACTTCGGCATCCGTAGAGTCTGCCCCAGTACCTGTTTTCTTGCCAGTAGGACGAAGTCCGAGCATATCAAATAACAACTTACGAAGTTGCATTGTACTGTTCGGATTGAAGTCCTTATTTTGTATCTCTTCAAACTTACGAATTTTTGGATTTTCATATAAAGTTTCGATAGCTCTATCAATATCATGCTGCATTAGTACTTGGGACTTTTCCAATCGTATTCTATCGAAAGGGACACCATTATCTTGGGTATCTGTCAAAAATCTACAACCTGGGATAAGAATGTTTTCGTATACCCAAGCCAACTTCTTGTTCTGCTTAATTTTTACAAACTTCTCGTAAATTAAGAAAGTGCATAAAGCATCCATAGCAGCATATGTTTTCATTACGTCAAAAGGAATTGACTGCCATTGAAAGTCTCCCTTCAATACGCCAGTTTCTTTTCGGTACTGTTCGATCCAATCGTACATTGGCTTTTCGTAGTCTCCATAGGGAGTATACTTTAGCGATAACTGTTTAAGGCCGTGTCCTCCGGGATTCTCGTCTATGAGGTAATGGAGCAACATGGTGTCTTCAAAGTTTGGAAACTTAAAGTTAAAGTGGTACTCAAAGAATGCCATATCAAACTTAGCATTATGAAATACTACAATCTTCTCTTTGAATAACTTTTCTAGTAATGATTCTATTTCTTCATCGAAGCACTCTGTATCTATGTATGCGGCTTTTACCCCATCATACGATAGAGACATGCCAAGCATATGGCCGTTACGTGGATAAAGTCCTGTGGTCTCGGAGTCGAGAGCAATATACGCACCTTCGTGTTTAATTGCGTCCCGAATGAAATCTTTTGCTTTCTCCGTGTCTTGGATACCGAATGCAATGCTATCATCTATAATAACCTCTTCAATTTCGCCTCTAATATAAGCAATGATACTTTCTTTTGAGGACTCCCAAGTATTCCGGGCTTCTGGCTTAAATGCCAACATAGCTGGATTAATTACTGGTAAGTACTTGCTTTCTACTTTTTTACCTGAGTACTCTGTTACAGAAGTAATTTTAGTAAAGTACTTCAAAGCATCAGAGCCTACTAGAATAATCCAGTCGTACAATTCTGTATCAATCTGAATATCACAATCTCGCTTGAGTACTTTTTTAAGAGTAGGATCAGAACATAGCTGATACTGGTCAAAGTCAAAAGCGTGGTCAAATTCTGTTTTAAAGTTGGTTCTGCTTGGTTTGGTTTCTATTAGAGCAACCCTTGGGCTCGTCATATACATACTCCTATGCGTATAGTTTTTTCTTTAATTTATCTACTTGTGATTCTGTTAGTCCTCCTGGGTCTGTGTCAGGAATATTTACATTTACTGTCAGTAAGTCTATTCTCTCACACATATCCTTTACATTTACAGCGGCGGACTGTCCCGCTTCATCACCATCAAAGAAGATTACTGCTCGCTCTACTCCTTGTAGTCTAAGAATAGATAGCTTATCTTCATTAATATTCCTTGTGCCAAAACAACATACTGCATTTGTTAATCCTTTATCATGCAGATTTACCATATCGTAGATTCCCTCTACGAGAATAACACTGCCCTGTATCGGCTCTACTTTAGCGGGATACAGAGGCATTCGCGCCCCAGGAGGGCTAATAAGATACTTTGGAGTACCTCCTGTCATATGTCTTGCATTAAACGCTACAATTTTTCCAGAAATATCACGAACAGGAAATACTATTCGGCCTATAAAGGCGTCGTGATCCTGAAAAACTTCAAACTTACGATAGGTCTCTGGCTTTATATTTCTCCAGTTTCCTACATAAGGTAATGCACTTTGAGGAAAGGGCAAGCCCACACTTTCAGCTCTCTTTTCACGAATTTTTTTCTTTAGAAGTTCCCTGCGTAAGTGTAGAAAACTTGCCCTTTCTCCAAAATGCACAAATAAATTTCCCTTGTAACCACAAGAGAAACAGTGAAAGATCCCAGTAATTTGATCCACTCTCATACTGGGATTACCATCATCATGCTCAGGACTTAGACATGATACTACATAGTCTTTGCCCTTAGGTATATATTCAACTTGTTTAGATTGTAATAATTCTTCTACGTTCACTAGCAGCCCTGATCAAAATCTTGCCATTCATCATATTCGGTAGGTTCATTATAATCATCTTCTTTTAAGAAATAATGAACGGTGTCATCTTCAATAGCGTGCTGACACGCCTGATAATAGTCTACATGCTCATCATCTAATAGATGAAAATATATACTAATACGATTAATCATTGTTTTTGCTAAATCTATGTTTCCTTCAGCCATTGCCCCTTCTAGTATATCAAACAAAGGGCCCACTTTTACTTCTACCCTGGGAGAAAGACTCATCCTTCTTTCTCCAGGTCCCATACACCTCTACGATCTTGTACTTTGGGAAGTTTATCTCGTTTTACCCACAAATGCCCGTTCTTTTCTGCATCTTGGAATACAAGTGCTGTAATGAAAAAAGCCCCTACTACAAGTAGATGTGCCGCTGTACTTCCTAATCCGAAGTATATAGTCTGACCCGCATAGATTGTAAATACGGCCGTCCACATAACGGATAAATAGAACATTAAAATAAACTGTGTAAATGCGTTTGGTATATGACGTAACGGATTAATCTTTAGGTCAAAGAAAAACTTATATAAATCATATACCCAAAATCCTACTGTTTTCATCTTCTCATCCTTGCTAAATCTCTCATTTGTTCTTCGTCAATGATTGGGATTGCGTTTGACTTGTGCATGGTTCCAATACCTTTAACAAGGGTTCCCGTGTAACGTGGCGCTTCCACTCTAGCGGCAACTCCAGTTGTTTCTGCCACAGAAGCGTATTCGGGGGTACTTCTCCGGTACGCAAGTCTGCTAACGTTAGTGATATGCCCAGTCTTGTGAGATACAGTCTTTCTTCTAGTAACTTTCTTTTTTCTGCCTGAGACAGTGTGACGCATTGATCCATGTATGACTCCCATAAAAAAACTCCTGCCAATAGAAGATATATTATACCAAAAATCAGCAGGAGTGTCAAGAACTATTTTTAGATGTCGTTTATTTCTTCACCAGTTTTGTGGGCGTCTTCCTCCCTTTCATCTGGTGTAAGTGCTGACTCGGGGCCGATTTTTAGAGTATCCCAGTCCATAAAAGAAGTGAAGGTTCCCATCTTACCACTTCTCATCTTTGTACAGTTAAATGTCATAATAGCATCCTCTGTTTTCCAAGTATCAATTGTGAACGCAGCATCCGCTGCATCGAGAATACCTTTGGCGAAGCGAGCTTCCCCTGTGGCATCTATTTGATACGGGCTATAAACGGGTACTTCATACTCCTGAGCCATTGATTTCAATGCTTTACTTACTTCGATCTGCTCAGTCCAGTCATACTGACCTGCGCGTGATGGAAGATTGGAACGTTTTACTTGGTTAATATAGTCAACAATAACTACACCAACATTCATTGCGCTCTTGATCTTTTTATCTAATTCGGCTCTGATCTTTGATAGAGTAAGAGAAGCATCATAGACTACATCTAGCTGTTGAGTCGGGAGAAGCTCACAGCTAGTTTTTAGCTCGTAGTGTAGACGATCGAAGTCTCTGTGTTCTTTGTACTCTAAGTATTTATCATCGCCCTCTACAAAACGACTTGCCCACCAAGCCGCAACTTTTTCCCATTCAATCATACTAAGATTTCTCTTTCGTATTTTCTCGTGGGAAACTCCTGTAGAGATAGAACAACATCTTTGTAAAATCTCTCGACTATCCATCTCAATAGTGAAATAGATTGCCGACTTTCCAGTTTCGTAAACAGTGTTTGCAATGTTACAGCACGTTATGGACTTACCTGACCCCCGTTTGCCTCCAACAAGAATCAAATCTCGGGGAGAGAACTTGAACTCTTCATCAAACGCAGCATTAAGCCCGAGGGGCAGGTACTTGTCCAATTCCTCTTCTGCTGGGAACAGGGAAATACGTTGCATACTTTCCTGCGGCTGTTCTAGCTCTACTTTTTCTTCTATGTCTAGAACAATCTGGTGCAGATGAGATACTGACTCTTCCGCATCTTCAAAAGATATGGAGTGGTCAATATAAGTCTCAAGAGAAGAAAGAATTTCTTTCTGAGTAAACTCATTCTTGAGATACTGAAGCAGCATAGAAGGTTCTGCTTCAACTTCCATTGCTTCGATAGCAAGAAGTTTTTCTTGTGTAGCACTATCTCGTATCTCGTACTTTAGCTCTTCGAACGTGGGTACGGAATGGTACTTCTGTGAGTGTCCATCAATGATACTAAAAATAGTGTGGTATTCGTTGGGTAAATAATGCTTACGCAGATAACTCCAGGTATCAGCATCCTGAAGCGTAACAATCTGTTTGATTAATGCAGAAGCAATATTCAATTAAGTTCCCCGAATACATAAAAAAAGCAACCGCAACGCAACCGCTACGGTTGCTCAA